CCGCCGGTTGGTACTGAAGAATACGATCGGCGAGTGGCCGAAATTCGGGAGCGCTACAACGGTTGCTTTGAGCGATTGGCCGCGCTGGGCCGCTCGTTGTCGGTTGGCAATTCGATTTTGATCGCGTGCCGTCGGGTGTGCGTCGAAGAGATTTATCCCAGTGACCGGGAAGTTGGGTCGTTGAGGCAGGGGCTCAATGCGCTGAGTTTGCAATTGGGGATGGACGGGAAGCGGTAGAGGGCGTGCGTAGGTATCGAATACCCCTCAATTCGTGAGGGTAGAAAAAATAAGACAAGCCGGGAGTACCTTGGTCTACCTAACACAGGAAAAATTTCATGAGCCGGTTTTTGGAAGCTTCGCCTTATGCGTCGGATGGTGGTTTTGAGATTGGTCGTCGTCCCGAAACAATCGAGTTATCGGACCTGAAGACCTTGGGCCACCCGGAGAGCCCGGGGAAGGCGATCAGGGCCAAGTGCCTAGATTGTTGTGGTCATGACACGTCTGAGGTTCGCAAGTGCGTGGCAGTTAAGTGCGCGTTGTGGCCGTTTAGGATGGGGCGTAATCCGTTCTGGGGTCAGAAGGAAGAATTGGAGGCGGCGGAATGATCATCCACGATTTGCTAGCCGCCATTTTAGACTTTTTGGCCGATCTAATAATTTGCTGGCCTAGTGATGATCGAAGAAAGAAAAAATAGCTTGCGGACAAATTCCGGATCGGGTAGGAGAAATGCCAGCTTCCAGAATTTATGATCACAATCAACCGCCCCGGCCACCCGCCGCAGGGCGGTCATTTGCGTTCTATACGATGCAAAACCTGTGATTTGCCAAATATTTAAGGCAGATTCGACCCGGCGGCCGGCCCTAAGCATCTCGCAGCAAATCGCCCCCTGACCTTGCTGGTTCGCGAGAATGACATGGTCGGCCGTCTGGTGCCGGGCCAACCTGTTAGGTGATTGATGATTATCGCCAGCTATCGATATTGGGACGCGGAGAAAAACCAAATGGTTGAGGTTCCGCTGCGTGAGCAGGAGCTGTATGCGGCCGATACGCAGGTCGGCTTGGTAAATCAGGCTGCCGCTTCGGTAAATCCTGGTCTGTTCGGCTCCAGCGTTATGGGCGGCCTTGGGTCGGAGCACTATGGCGTTGCAGCGAACGTTCTGGCCAGCACCATGCACGGCTACGCCGGCTACCAGGAGGCGGAGCGGCTAAGGAATGCGTATCTCGAGGGGCCGAAGGCGAATAGCCTGGGCCCATTGTGCCCCGAGGATGACAACTGGAATTGGTGGCTGGGGCTTGCGCCGGAAGTCCGCGGAAAGGCTGTCAGCGAGTTCAGGGCGAAGTTTGAGGCCAACGCACAGCCGGTAGAACACACCGAAGCCGACCGCATCATGGCGCTCGTACGGGCCGCGGCGAGGGGATGATGCAGATTCTCCCGCTGCTGAAAGTCGAACTGGCTGACATTCGTGGTGAGATTGCTGACGCCCTGCGCAAGGCTCGTCGGGAAGATCGAGCCAAGGCCAGGTTCCTGCATCGTAGCCTGATGGCGTCGCTTGCTCAGTTCGACCACGCTTTGGTCCAAAATCTCTATGCGGGCGGCCCAGTGGGTAGCCTGAACGCGTGATCACCAACCTCCCCGCCTTCTACCTCATTGCCGGGGCTTTGATCACAGCAACCTTGCTGGCGGTGTCGTGAAGAGATTGCGGGATTTTTTCTTCGGGCTTTTCATGATCCCGGTCATGGTCCTGATTTGCATCGTTCAGCTATTCGAAAACCTGTTTCACCGTAAGCGCAGACCGTGAGCGTCTACCAACTCCTGATCCATTCCTGTGTTTTACTAACGTTCAACGACGGCTCCATGAAGTCCAAAATCTGCGATTGGGATGATCGTGGGTTGTTCAAGTACGAACGGTTTTGCCGGGCAGACGGGTACAGGCAGACCAACACCTGGACGCTGACGGACACCGCGGAGCAGCGCTGGGCCGACGAATTCAGGTGCTTACCCACACGAGTGAACTGATGTGCCTGTCACCGATCGCGATCTGGAATGGATTGCAGTTCGGTTACTGCCAGCGGTTCACGACATCAATGCGGAATGGCGTCGGATGAATCAGCGCCTCAAGGAGCTTCAGGAGTGGCGGGATGAGCATAGGGTTACACCATTACCTGAAGCTCAGCCGATTGTTCAGCCGCCATCTTTGCCAAACGGGAAACCGAAGATGACTGATAACCCAACTCCGGCAATTGCGGGACTTAAAGCGCAAATTCAGGCGTTCAAAGACCAAACTAAAACCCTGATGGCTCAAACGAGCCAAAACGTGGCTTCAAAGCTCGCTGGGCATGTTCAGGAAGTAAAACAAAAAATGACTGCGGTAGAGGGCGCTGTTGAAACAGCCGTCGCCCCTGATCTGGCGGAAGTAAACGAAGTTCTCAATGAAGTGGCGCAGTGGACCAATGGGGGCGGCCCGCTTGAAGGCTAAAGTATTTGTAGCGATGCCCGCATTTGGCGGCATCGTTCAGGCGCAGACGACTTCTAGTCTTGTCGCATTAACGCGTGAATTAACCGATGCCGGGATTTTCGGCGGATTTTCTACACTTTCGTTCCCATGCATAGAAGACCTTCGCAATGTCTTTCTTAGCGTCTGGTTTGACGCCCTAGACGCTACGCATTTGCTTTTTATCGACGCCGATATGAGCTGGGAACCCAGCTTAATATTCGACATGCTGAAGGCCGACAAAGAATTAATCGGGGCGATCTACCCCGCCAAGCGGCTTCCTATTTCGTTCGTTGGCAGCCCCTTGGAGCCGCCTGCCGAGCCGGAGGGTAATTTGCTTGAAGTCGAAGGTCTCGGTTGTGGCGTAATGCTTATCCGACGTGATGCAATCCAAAGGATCATCGATGCGGGCGAAGCGACGGTTACGACGGATCTACGCGGTACGGCTTTGGCTGGCCTCCTTGAGCCCCACGGCGTCAAAAGGCTGATTAGGGCTTTCGACAAGCTGGTAACGCCTGACGGCCGGAATTTGTCGGAGGATTTTAGTTATTGTTTTCGGCACCGCGCGGCGGCCGGGAAAGTCTGGGCCTGGATAAATGCGCGAGTGACGCATTTAGGGACTTTTGCATTTAGCGCGAATTATGCTGACTTATATCGGGCAAAATAAGATGCTGCGTAAGACGGTCGATGGCTGGGAAATGCGAATTAGGATTTTCGGGCGTAGTATTTATTGCCGGAAGAGAAATTGGGGCAGTCAGCGTTATTTCTGGGATTTTAGGTAGTGCCAGTTCTCGCAAACGCTAAATGGGAGCGCTTCGCTCAAGAGCTTGCGAAGGGAAAAACGGCCGACGAAGCGTATCAATTGGCTGGTTATGCGGAAAACCGCCATAACGCGTCTCGCCTGAAAACAAATGAAACCATTTCAGCCAGAATTTCGGAATTATTGGAGCGCGGCGCCAAGCGGGCAGAATTGACCGTTAATCGGGTCGTGGAAAATCTGGAGCGCATCGCTATTAAAGCCGAGGCGCTCGGCGAGGCGGCTGGTCTGAACGTTGCGAAGTCTGCTTGGGTCGATGCGGCTAAAGTTTCCGGGCTCGTTGTGGACAAAAAGGAAGTCGGCAAGCCGGGCGATTTCTCTCGGATGACCGAAGATGAACTTGAAGCTTTTATCGCGGCAGGACAAAATCCTCTTAGCGGAGGCGATAGCCGAGAAGAAGCGACGTCAGGTCCGAAGGGAATGCGAAAGTCTAGCGGGCTTCATTAAGCACGCGTGGCCTGTTCTGGAGCCTGGGCAGCCTTACCTGCATGGTTGGCACATCGATGCGGTGTGCGATCACATGGAGGCGGTTGCCAACGGCGAGTTGACGCGATTTTTGGCTAACGTGCCGCCCGGTACGATGAAGTCGATGATCGTGTCTGTGTTTTTTACGGCGTGGCTCTGGGGGCCAAAGGGAAGGCCGCAAGCGCGGATTTTGGCGGCTTCGCACGAACTAAAAAATGCTATCCGTGACACGATGAAGTGCCGGCGCCTGATTGAGTCAGACTGGTACCAGTCGCTGTGGGATGTGAAGCTGGCCGGCGACCAGAACGCCAAGACCAACTTTGAGAATACTGCGACGGGTTTTAGACAGGGCGTTCCTTTCACGTCGATGACGGGCAAGCGCGCTGATTTTGTTATTCTTGACGACCCGATGTCAGTTGATGACGCCATATCGGACCAAAAGCGGGAGGCGATTAATCTCACGTTTCGGGAATCTCTCCCGACCCGCCTTAATAACCCTGACAGCAGCGCAATCATCGTCATCATGCAGCGATTGCACGAGGACGACACGTCGGGCGTCATTCTGTCGGGTGACTATGGTTACGAGCATCTTTGCCTGCCGATGCGGTTCGATCCTGATCGAGCCTGCAAGACCTCGATTGGGTTCGAGGACCCGCGGACAGAAGAGGGCGAGTTGTTGTTTCCGCAGCGCTTCCCTGAATGGGTTGTGGATCGCGATGAGGCCATCATGGGGCCGATCGCGACTGCTGGCCAGATGCAGCAATCGCCCATTCCGCGGGGCGGCTCGATACTCAAACGCGAGTATTGGAATCTGTGGGACGCTGAGACGGCCAAGGAGTTCGGCGTCGGTTTGAACGATGCGGGCGATCCTAAGTTTCCTCCGTTTGAGTATATGCTGGCGAGCGCTGATACGGCGTTCACCGAAAGGGACGAGAACGATCCAACAGGGTTCTCTGTGTGGGGCGTGTTTCGAGATCGCCAAGAGCGCCCACGTGTCATGCTAGTTTGGTCCTGGGCCAAGCACGCCATCCTCCACGGCGAGGTGCTGGAACGTAAGCCAGGCGAAAGTAAGCGGACTTACGACATCCGATCGATGCCAACTTGGGGGTTGGTCGAGTGGATCGCGTATTCGTGTCGGCGGTTCAGCGTCGATAAGTTGCTGATCGAAGCCAAGGCATCGGGTCTGTCGGTCGCGCAGGAAATGCAGCGACTTTATCGCGAGGATGGTTGGTCGATTCACTTGGTGAAGCCGATCGGCGACAAGGTTTCTCGTGCTCATGCCGTTGAGCCGTCGTTCGCGGCGGGCATGATTTATGCGCCGGACACGGATTGGGCCGAGAAGATGATTAGTCAGGCCGAAGTGTTTCCGAAGGGAAAGCACGACGACTTGGTGGACTCCGCGACCCAGGCGCTGTCGTTCTTGCGGCAGAACGGCCTGATCAGCCACGACTTCGAAGCTGCTGCCGAGCTGCGAGAGGCGCTTCAGTTCAAGCCGCAGGACAAGGCGCTGTATGATTCATGAGAAGAGGATGACACGATGGATGAAGACGAGATTCTGGAATACGACAACAACCTGCGACTTGAGTGTGTGAGGATGGCGCTGTGCGTTCATGGTCAGGGCAGCGCGGATCGTTCTGTGCTGGGTACGGCCAAGGCGATGTACGAATTCGTTACCGGCGCAGATGAAGACGCGGTGACGCAATGACCAAAACCCTAGCGTTGGACGCGCGCCAGTGGCGCGTGCTGCTGTGTGATCGACTTGATGTGCTCAAGGCTAATGTTCAATCAGCGGAAGGAATTACGGAGCAGGGCCTGCAATCGTTCGTGGATCAGGTCGAGACGGTGAGAATGTTGGCAACGGCTTGGTGCCAGGTGAGCCCGAGGCAGGAGCCGGCGTATCTGGACGAACCTAAAGCGGTGCAGTCGTCCGATCCCGAAATGCCGAAGCGCCGCCGCGGTCGGCCGCCCAAGGCTGTCAACGGGCGGGCGGTGCAGTGATGGAGCACGCGACGTATCTGGAAGACGACTTTCCGGCCTATCCGTTATGCGAGCGGATGAGGACGATGACGTATTTGTCTGTGGGCGGCAATCATCTTCCCAAGGACTTCGTGATCGGAATTAAGACGATTACACATAGCTATACCGGTCTGAAGCTTCGCCCGCACAAAACCGCCGTAGTCGAGATCAGCCAAGGCGATGAGGTGGCATCCTTCGACTTGCCTGCGTCTGCTTTAAAGGCTCTGGGCAACCGAATGCTGGAGTGGGCTGCTTTGATTGAGGCTGACAAGACTTAATGTCTCCCATCACGCCGTTTTCAAACGTCCTGCAGTACCCACAGCAGGATGAGCAACCGGCGTTGCCTGAAGCAACCATCGACCTGCCGCCGGCTCAAGACGTCTCCTACGAAGACGGCGCGCGCAAGACCGAGCAGGCGGATGGGTCGGTCGTCGTGGATCTCTCGCCGTCCAGCGCAAAAAAGCCCTCGGACAAGTTTACCGCGAACCTCGCCGAGGAAATGGATGAAGCGGATCTCAACCGCATCGCGACCGAGCTAATCGAGGGAATCGACCGGGATAATCAATCCCGCAAAGACCACCTCGACATGATCCAGGAGGGCATGAAGCTCCTCGGGTTGATTATCGAGAGCAACAACGCCTCGCAGGCTTCGTCCTCGGCGCCGCTTGAGGGGATGTCCACGGTTCGCCATCCGCTGTTGCTGGAGGCGTGCCAACTATTTCAGGCCAACGCGATGGGCGAATTGCTGCCCGCGGCTGGCCCTGTGAAGATTCGTGACGATCGGCCTGATGAGCCGCCCGGTCCCAACCCATTCACCTCGCCGGGTGTAGCCTCATCCTCTCCGCCCGGCCTTGGCGCTCCCGGCGCTGGTGCTCCCTCTGGCGCCGGGATGCAGCCTCCTCAACCCGGGCCTCCGCCCCAAGCCGGGCCGCAACCCGCGCCGCCGCCTGTCCAAGCGCCTCCTATCGCGCCTGTAGGCCATAATGGCGGCCCTCCGCTTGAAGAGCCGCGTGACGAACTCGCGGACGCGCTTGAGAAGGACTTCAATCACTACCTGACCGTAACCGACAAGGGTTACGTACCGGACACCGACCAGATGCTGTTCAAGGTCGGGTTCGGTGGGCTGGGCGTCAAGAAGGTCTATAACTGCCCGCTGAAGCGCATGCCGATTTCGCGGTCGGTTGATATCGAGGACTTCATTGTCTCGAACGCGCTTAGCGATCTGGCGGACGCGCGCAGGATTACGCACCGCATCAAGATGATGCCCTCGGTGTTAAAGCGCATGCAGTTGGCTGGCGCCTATCGGGATATTCCGATTGGACAGCCAAGCCAGCAGAGCGATAGCCAAAACGCGGTTGAGCAGCAGAAGGCCGAGATTGCCGGCGTTCAGGTTTCGACCGATCCGCGTGATATGGATTACGAAATCCTGGAGTGCTACTGCGAGTTGGATCTGGATGAGTTCGCGCCTGCGCACTTCAAGAAGAAAGGCTTGGCGCTGCCCTACAAGGTGGTGATTGAGCGCGAGTCGCAAAAGGTTCTGGAGATCCGCAGGAACTGGCGGGAAAGCGACAAGGAGTGCATCGCGCGTGAGTACTTCGTCGATTTTCCTTATATGCGGGCTTTTGGTTTCTACTGTATTGGGCTGCTGCATCTCCTTGGAAATACCACCAAGGCACTCACGGCTTTATGGCGCGAGTTTATTGATGCAGGGATGTTTGCTAATTTTCCTGGCTTTCTTTATCTCAAAGGCGCTGGAAGGCAGCTAAGCAATCAGTTCCGCGTTGCGCCGGGTTCGGGTGTGGGATTGGATGCTTCTGTGACAGACATCCGGCAGGCGGTTATGCCGCTGCCGTACAAATCGCCTGATGCTGCGTTTACCCAGTTTGTCCAACACGTCGAGGAATTGGGCCAGCGTCTCGGCGGCACGGCAAATACGACCGTTGCCGAGGCCAGGGCTGACGCTCCGGTTGGTACAACCCTGGCGCTGATTGAGCAGGCCTCCAAGCCCATCGGCGCGGTCACCAAGCGTTTGCACTCGTCGCAGGCCCGCGAGTTCATCTTGTTGAAGGAACGTCTCCGGGACGATCCTGAGGCGTTCTGGCGGTTCAACAAAAAGCCAGCAATTCCTTGGGAGCGAGAGCAGTTCCTGAAGGCGCTGGATGATTACGATATGGTGCCGGTGTCGGACCCGAATAATCCGACGAAGATGCACCGTTTGGGAAAAGCCGAAGCTTACAAGCAATTGGTTGCTTCGGCACCGACCGCCTTTGATCAGAAGAAAGCGATCCTCAAGTACGCCGACGATATGGGCATTGAAGGTGTCGAGGACACGCTATCTCCCACGATTGGCCAGCCGCAACAGCCGCCGACCGATCCGGCCAAGATGGCGGATGTCCAGCACAAGAACAACAAACTGCAGGCGGACACACAGACTGCGGCGCAGAAGACCCAGGCCGATCTGCAAATGAAGCAGATGGAGCTGCAGAACAACGAGGCTGAGCGGCAAAACAAGTTGCAACTGGCTCAATTGAGCGAGAACACCGAGCGGCTACGGCTGG